ATGGAAAAAAAACCTTTCAATAGACAAAATTACCCTTTTTCATATGGTGCTCTTGATGAGACTGCCAAAAATAAATACCACAACCTTAGAGTGGAAGACTTGGCAATTGAACACTGTATTGAGAAAGGCTTCATTACATCAACTGATGTCACTATCAAAACGAGGAAATACTTGGTTCTAAAAGAGGCGATTGAGACGGCTCTCCATGCATTTAAGTTAATTGATAACTTCGATGATACAAATATCACCACCGACAACGTTGATGCTTGTATCGAGTACAAAAATAAACTTGTACCGCGCATTATCAGAGTTATTTCAGATAGGCTACTGATTAGTCTGCCAGATCTTAGATAATAGATACCGATTACCAACCCTTGCGCTGCATGACGTTTTAATCCTGACGTTAGTGCAGCACAATAGCGAGAAAACACGATGCGCGATGTGGTATCCAAAGAGTTGCTTTCAGTATTAGTACAGGCGGAGCGAGTGAAAGGACAGCAGTACATGATTATGTTTGCCAGTGCGTTTGCTGCAACACTGTCGTATTCAACCTTTCCATTCTTACAAGAATTTTGGTGGCCAAGAGCTATCATTGGTTTGCTTGCAGGAGTGGCTGCGTTCTGTATTGCTGCCCTATTCTTCATCGTTTGGTTAGTTGAGTGGCGCACGGATAAAGCGTTGGCTCACCTGCAACCATCAACCAAAGATATAGAGATGCTACTGAGTGCAGGAGTGATGTTCTCATCAGAGCAGCGCCGCTCGTTTGAACGCTATCTAAATACACTAAATTGCTAGTGAGTTGCCGCTAGGTGGTGGTAGCAAAGACGCTGAGCGTTGAAAAGTGCACACATAACACCCCACCACACATATTTTGGGTGGCTCACAAAACGATATTTAACGCTTAATTAATAACAACATTTAAAAGAAAATTTGACTTATGAAGAACACTATCGAAATCGCATCCAAAGTTCTTTGGGAACACGAAGCAGTAATTAAAAATGACCTAAGTGCTCAATTTAGAGAGATTATTTCTGATTTTGATATCAGCCACACGGAAATGACAAGAGATGATTATCTTGAATGGCTAGATGAAGAACTACAAATGCTGTTTCGTAACTCCTGTCAGCAAATTCTTGAGTCAAAGGATATCGAGGATTGTGAACTTGATGATGTTGAAGATATCTTCGAGATGCAAGGTGATATTATTGCAGCTTTGTCTGGCGATTTTTATGACATTATTGATGATCAAGTTAATACCATCTTTGATCAGGCGGCAGCGGCTGGCTTACTAAAAGACACTTTGGAGAAGCAAGTTCAGTATTTAACCGACCACCTATTTTACGAAGTAACTTGTTATGATAAAGGAGTCACAATAAAGACTGATGATATGCAAGGTAGAGTGCGTTTAATTTCGGCTCAAGACGCTGAAGACGTTCTCAAATTTCACATCCAAGCAGTTGGCAGTAAGATTCTCACTCACCCATAACCATAATATTCCAGCGCATAAACAACGAAGGCTTGCTATGTCGTCGGATCAGCACATTTTTCATTTTTAGCGTTCTTCGGCTTTGATTGACCAATGCTTCGATAACATCTGTTTCTGCCAGCTCTTGGTTAATCAACATGAGTAACTCACTTCTTTTCAAATCGAAGAGTCAGAGCTGGTCTGAACTAATACGCTATAACGTATCAATTTTTAATCTGGCTGAGGTCACAATGGCTCGATGGTTAGGCTTATAAATGTGCAACGTCTCTAGCGTGCTGCCTCTTTCTTCAAGCATTCGGTCAAGGCGATCACAGTTGAGTTGAGCTGCTTGATAGATGCCTCCAAGCTCTCGCGCTTCTGCTTCTCTTCGTTGAGCGCTAATTGCAAAAGATTTAATTGCTTCTCCAAGCTTTGTGAGGATTTCATATACCCATGTTGAAGGGCTTTTAGATTGGTCAGTATGGTCGTTAGCATATTGGTTTACTGGATTTTTATTCTTTTCTTCAATGGCTTGGTTATCTGGCAATACAACTGAGCCGGATTGTCTTGCGACCTCACTATTTGGTGGCAGAGTTGAAATGGATTGAGTTCGTATTCTAGCGTCAGATATCGCCCCAATATTCCCCCCGAGAGTAGTACTATCAGACTCAATAGGCTCGGATATAGCCATTGCTGTCGACGCTGCCTTGCTAGGTGCAAGTTGATAGATCTTTCGACGTTGGCGAGCGAGGTGCTGATTTCGTTGTTGAAGCTTATGTTTGTTTGTTTTAATTCGTTCGTGACGCTGGCGTGCAAAGCTTGCAGTTCTCTCTGCTTGTTTTGCTGCGCTGCTTTCAATGCTTGAGTAAGATTTTGCATAGAGTTCGCCTTTGAGGCGTATCGGCTTTTGGTATCCATCTGCGGTAAAAGAGATGGATGATTTAGTGTTGCGGGTAACAGTGATACCTTCGATTTTATTCAATGCATCAAGCACATCTTGTTGATTGTTCAGTGCCCCATAAGAAGCAAGTTCAAATAGATAGATATCAATTTGTGCCATTAGCTCCCGTCTTGATTTTGAATTATCACCCCAAGTAAAGGTTCGCGCTTTGGTTGGATCATTGGGGTCGGTAAAACCAAAGGTGTCGTTAGCAATGCTCTTCCACGCATCAATACGCACCATGTCACGTTTGTGAACATAAGGGGTCAGTGCTTTTCCTGTGGTCAACTCCATGTTAACAATATGGAAGTTCAGTTCGATCCGCCCTTTATCACGATGTTCAATCCAGACAATATCATATTGATCTGGCGTCAATCCGGTCAGCAAGGTTTGTTCAAATGACGCCATCAGCTGTTGCTTTTGGTAAGCAGGGATATCGGCTTCTTCAAAGCTCAAACAACCGTATGTGAATGCCTTTGAGAAGCGGCTAGCCTGCTTTAGCCATTCCCTTGTGATATCCGAATTGCCCGATAACAATTGAGGTGCAATGCTACGGCGCTTGGTGCCACCTTCTAAATACTCTAAGCCGTTTGTCACAGCTGAGTGATCGCCTTTAAAGAACTTCACAATCATGGTGCTAATTTGATTAAGGTGCTTAACAAGGCATTCATTTGCACAAGCTGTGCTTGCACTGCCACCAAATCAACCAACGAGCCAGATTTTTTTGCGCTGTTCATATAACGGGTGATTTGATTGAGGTTGTTGCCAATGCGCGCTACCTGCCGCACTAGTACCGGATCTTGTTTCAATTCTTTATAGATAGTTCGGCGAGGGTTGACGTCGGGATCAAGAGCGATGGTGCGCAACCAAACCGAGACATTGCCGTTGGCATTAGTGAAAATTTGTAGTTTTTCTTCTTTAGTCACTCGTAACTGAATGCACTCAGTTCGTCTTATTTTTCCGATGTGGATCACGTTGGGTTTTGTTTTTAACGCTGCGAGGCAGCTTTAGGGAGGGGATTAAAGGGGTAGGAACGCACCTCTTTGCCAGTGATTTGGATAGGACAAGACGGAACGTTTTGTAATGACAAGTCTATGCTGGCTAGAGAATCACCTCTTTTTAGAGAGTAATAACAATTGTGATTGATGGCAAATCAGAGCATCAATTAGCACCGATATGATGCCCTTCTCGCCCCTTTATTTTTCTTCCACTCCCTCTCATTTTCTAGTCGTTTACGTTCAACAAATTTCACTAAGTCATCAAAGCTCACAAACCACGGGGATTTCTGAGAATCGCTAAGACGGACAACGGGAAATGGCAGGTCTTGCTGCGCTGCTTTTCGCTTAATGGTGGTTGCCGCCATACCAAGCAATGATTTGGCAACATCTACAACAGGGATAAAGGGCTGATGATTGAATTGTTCAGCCAACAGAGATCGAGTAGTTGGTTCAGAAGTTGATGCCATTGTTCTCTTCTAACAGTTTTAAACAGGAACTGAGGCTATGATTGCAGGCATTAGTGGGTGTGGGAAGTGCCAGAAAACTAGCATAGCACTAAAAATTGACGGTAAGCTTTTGAATTTTAATGACTAAAAATATTATTTTTTCAATATAATATTTGATAGTCACCACGACTTGATTGAGCGTAACGGACAATAAGCCAACATAGTTTGCTTGAGGAGGAAGATATTTAAGGTTCTAAAGCGAAAAAATGATGTGTGGCAATTGCAAATTTATTGGTGGGGAATACAATTAAAATCAGAAGGCAAAGACGAATGCAAGGCGATAACTTTTACCCCTTTTTTCCCCTCCTTTTCCACAACCAAACCTAAGATGTTGATTTTGAACAGCTAAATACTGTTATCAGTCCAATCGAGCATCGGAGCAACGCTAAAACGGTTAGCCTTGAATTTATTGGGGTTCGTTGATTTATCTAGGTTCATAAAGGGTTTGCTCAAACTCTGTTTTACTGCGCTTTGCGTTAAATTGCTTAGTTTTGCCGTTCGTGGTACACCTATAGTACACCTTTAATTCACCTAGTCGGTACGCCTTTACGGGGATAACTATGGCTTCTTTTAGCATTCAAACTCGGACGCTCACCAGTGGCGAGAAGCGATATAAAGCGACAATTACTGTCAAAAATAATGGGCGAATTGTACACCGATTTGCCAAAACACATAAGAAAAAAGCGATAGCTACGGCTTGGGCAAAGAATCAAGTTAGTGAGATAGAGGCCAAAGGCTTTAAATCTCAACGTGCTACGACCATTTCAGAGCTGCTTGACTTATTTATCGCTGAGCATGATTTGTGGGACAACACAGGGCGCACTAAGCAATACGTCATAAAAATGCTTCGTGATTGCAATATCGCAAATGTGCAAACCAACAGCTTAACGACTGCCGATCTCATTAAACACTGTAAAGATAGAAAAGGTGCAGGCGCTAAGCCAGTAACCATTTATCATGACATTGCTTATCTACGTTCAGTGATGAAAAAGGCGAACCCTGTTTTTAACATCGAGGCGAACTACGCTGTCTTTGAAGAGGCGGTGCCAGTGCTTATTGATATGAAGTTAGTTGGCAAATCGGACAGGCGTACCAGAAGGCCAACCGAAGGCGAACTTGAGAAGTTAAAGCAAGGTTTGCTTGAACGTGAGAGCTACCGCAGTAATGGACCAACCCGTATTCCATTTACCGACATTCTAGACTTTAGCGTTTTAACCTGTATGCGAATTGGTGAGGTTTGTGCTATTCGATGGGAAGACTTAAACGAAGATAATAAAACGGTCGTCGTTCGTGATCGTAAAGACCCACGTAAGAAAGAAGGTAACCATATGATTGTTCCCTTACTTGGTGAGTCTATGGATATTGTTTTACGCCAAGAACGACGAGGCGATCTGATATTCCCGTATAACCCTAGAAGTGTTTCGGCAGGGTTTCAGCGAGTACGTAATAGCTTAGGAATAGAAGATTTGCGCTACCACGATTTAAGACGTGAAGGAGCAAGCAGGCTTTTTGAATTGGGTTACTCGATAGAAGAAGTCGCTCAAGTAACTGGTCACCGAAACCTAAACATACTTTGGCAAGTGTACACTCAGCTGTTTCCTCATAAGTTACACGAGAAAGCGAATTGACGTAAAGCAAAGCAATTGACAAGTAGCCATGTATTTCTTACATTTACTGGCAGTAAGCATACTACGGTATGCTGCTGATTTCCGGGACCCAGTCTTTTTAAAGGCTGGGTCTCCGTGTATCTAAGGATCTAAATTTATCACCCCACACACAAAGCACACCCTGTCCCCGGGTTAGCTGCATAATAGGCGCAACTAAACAAAGATTGTCATTACCAATAACTCGGCTTTCTAATTGGTTTCTTTCTCGTTGGGACGCGCTCTGGAAACTGAGAATTAGCTAATTGTTCCTCTGTTATACCTGCTGCTGACCAGTCAGATATGCTTGATAGCTTCATGCTTAAAGGGCGCTGGCTACCTTGGATACGAGGTAAAACCACCCCTAAACGTGTTAGAGAATCTGATTTAACTAATGCGGCTGCTGGTTCCATGTCAGAATCATTGCTAACTATGATTACTTGATCTATTTCAGGATTAAGAGAATCCCTGTAGATATCCAGCGACATCTTTGTGTCTGTTTGTTTTTCTTCAAGCTTCCAAACATCAACACGCTGCTGCTTGTCAGGTGGTGATAGGTACTGCATTGCATTTTGCTTGCCTTGGCTATAATAACCTTTGATTACTTCGAAGCGATCAGGATAGCTAACTTCAAGAGCTCTCCAATAGCTTTGCTGAGCCTGCTGAGCATTTGCGCCATTAGTAGCGAACTTACCAAGAATAGGGGCAGTAAAAAGCTTGAGCTTAACTAGTTCAGAATCAGGAGCGTACTGAGGCAGTATTTCCCCTTCAAACAATTTAATTAGATCTAGCCACTTATAAGGGGAATGCCTCAACAAACCGAAATAGAAGTTGAAACCATCAACATAGACAACTGTTTTCATTTTGTTTTTACATGATCGAAAAAAGCCGCCAATGAAGGCGGCTTTTAGAATAGGTCCTCGCATCGAGTGTCGAATTGAATCTCGCTCGAAGGAGGGAAGTAGTGTTAGTAATACTAATTTCATTTAACGCTACCGTCAACTATGAATTGCGTAGGATTGCGTTAAGTTGCTTTTATTGGTTGTCACAACTCTAGCTTTTTCTTGTCCGAAGGGTAACGGCCATGAGCTTTAAAGTATTCATTCTTCTTCAAAAGCATCACAGCATAGCATTCTCGACACATCGACTCAGTAGAGTCTCTGCCGCTGATCGCTTGCTCAATAAACTTTTTCGTTCTCTGGCAGTATCGACCACAAATACACCGACATTGCCAAGTTCGACTACCCAGAAAACCAGTTACTGTTAATCGGCCAAAATGAGCGCCAGTCAAATCAACGAAATTACCATCCTTTGGTATCGGTTTATGCTTCTTTGGGGCTTCCCAAAACTCAGAATCAACCAACTTGTCACGGTTTTTAATTATGAAAGTCGAGTGCGTTGGCGCCTTTTGAGTAACTAGCGCTGCTTGTTTATCTATCGGCCTAAGCTTGAGTGTGCTCTTTATTACCATTGGTTCCCCTGTAAACTTTAAGCAATCAACGTTATCTTTTTAACCTTGGTATCATCTTCTTTTGACTCTGGTTTCTGCCAGTAGCAGCCAAGCTGTAGTAGCGTTACAAATTCAACTTGGTCAAGAACTAAGGTGCTAAAGCGACTCTATACATCTACAACCTTTACCATCTTATGCATGCCGCGGCGAACTGTAAGAGAAGGCCACTGTATACAAGGGCCATCGTGAGGAATATAAAAAGGTTTCTTAGAGGAAACAGCAACTATCTTCTTGTTATAAACAATCCCTCCAACGACCGCTTTGCTTTTTGGTACTGGGATCCATAAATCAGCCATTACTATTTATTCTCCTTCAAGATTAAAACAGTGGTCAAATAACAACTTCACCAGTATCAGTGTCGGTCAAAGTTATAATATTTGACTTTTTAAATGTTCTTGAGCGTCTACGAAGTAAGCAAGTGGCTTGCAAGTACTCTTCTCCGTTCTTATGTTCAATCCCACGTAAAATGATGCTCCGTTCGCTTATCTTCCCTTTCGAATCTCGATAGGTCATATCATACTCTTTGTGTAGCTCTATTTGGCTAAGTCCATAGCTTTCAGTTGACGCAGAACTGCCTCTTGTTTTCCCCGTCACCCCCATTAATTTTGCTATACCTGTAAGTACCAAATAACCAATAGCAACCACAAGCACAAGAGATAGGTACACTCCCCAACCATCAAAAACCATACTTAGAAGTAAGGCTACTATGTGCAGAACCATCCACCCAACATCGACACTACTAGGAGCATCCTCTTCAGCTATCTCTTCATTTAGGTATTTTCGCATCGCTACAAGCACGAAAGGGAAAGGCAAGCTGACCATTGCCCAGTGAAATAAAAATGACATTATTATCAATACTCCAACCAACAAAAAAGGCACCCTTTCGGATGCCTTTGCTTTTCTAAATTACCGCCTTCATGACGGTGGTGACTACTTTTCCTATTACTGCGAACTCTTCGAGTTTTTCTCCGTTCACAATAAAGGGTGAATATTCTTCTTTGTTGTCTGAAATGACTTCGTAGCCTTCTGCCATGATGTCGTACTTCAAACGCTTTATATAAACATGCTTACCAATACGTACTACATACACACCATGATTTACTGGGTGTTCAAGTTCTCTGATATCGACAAGCACTTCATCACCGTTACTCAATGTGTCTTCCATCGAGTCACCGTGACAAATAACAATTCGTGCGGTGCTTTCTGTTAAGCCATGTTGCTTCAAGCGTGAACATGGCAACAGTTCTGTTCTTAATTGGTATTCCGCATCGTTCTGAGCGCCAAAACCACAAGAGGCATAAACGTTATAAACAGGTACAGCGCACAAGTCATCTGCCTGATAAAACGATTTTACGGCCTTTACGTTTGAGATCTCGGTCACGTTATCGGGTATTACTTCAGAGCCGAACTTTTCCCGCAATTCCTCTAGGTCTTGTTCGTTAAAACTTGAAATATGGTACTCAAGCGAACGTGATTGCCCCCTTGTTTTACGGGACTTCCACCCCTCTCTCTTAGCTCTTTGTGAGATACCCGAACCACTACCAGGCATACCCGGCAGATCCATTAAATCAGAACTTAGAAACCATTCCTTCATAAAAATACGCACCATAACCATTGACTGAAGAAGCCAAAAGAAGCAAAATTAAGTTAACAGAAGCAAAGGGAAGCATGTAAGGGCAATTCCTTTCGCTTTAAATTGCGAAATTTTACTTTAACACGCTTTAAGGCGTGTCTCTATATGAGGTGATGTATGAAAATCAAATATGCGCTCCATGCAACCTTTGGTAAGCCAATCATTCCTGTTAGTGCTATCTGCGAGGATTTCTTCGGTTTAAAAGTAAAAACCGCTAACGAGCGAATCCGTGCACATACCTTTCCGATTCCTGCTTTTCGTCTTACCGATAAGAACAACGGCGACTACTTTATCAATATTGATGAACTGGCTGCTCATATTGAAAAGCAACATGCCAAGGCAAAAGAAGAGTGGGATGAAGTGCATTCTACGCACTAATTCCATTCATTCCGTTTTTCTTCCTACAGGGTAAGTATTAGATATGAGTGCGAATAGTTCAATGTGTACATTTTTGGCTAACACACAAGAAGAGTACAACGAGGCCTGCGCCATATTCCGAGCAAGGCACAAAGTCAGTGTTATTGCTCAAGCTGCTGGCCTATGCCCTAAGCTGCTACGCAATAAGCTAAACAAAGAACAGCCACATGTTCTTTCTGTACCAGAAATGATGGCTATTTCTAAAGCTGCGAATGATTACGTGATTTTAGAAGTGGTACTTCGTCGACTGGGGCTAGCGACAGCCAACATACCAGAAGGGAAGGAAGAGTCATTTATCAAGCGAGCTTTAGATAATTCAATTGTGGCAGGTGAAATATCTCAACTTGCATTAGACAACGCGAGTAAAAGAGCCCTGCCTCTATCCGAACGCAGTTCAATTATTAAAACAGCCCAAGCAGGTATTAGTAACTTGGTGCTGCTCATTAATGACCTAGAAAACCGCACTACTGGCGCAACCCCGTTCTTGAGTATGGGTGTCGATTTTATTGCCAACGGTGCACCAATCCCCGGCTTAAGTTAGAGGAATTTTGTATGTCAGTTGCAACAGTAGAACATTCACCCGTAGCGATACCACCATTAGAAAACCCATGCCCTGATTTGCCTTGTTGGTCTTTGAACCGCGAGCAAAAGGAACGCGGCCTAACGTTTTTGGAGCGAACAAGGAAAGAACTTGGCGAACGCCAATTGCAGCCACTTCGTTCACGTAGAGCAAAGCTACAAGCTCAGTACACCAAGAGTGATTGCAACGTAGAACGAAAGCGCCTTTCACGTGAGATTAACCGAATTGATGCCAACGCGCAGGATGTACTTTCGCGCTGGTCATAACCGAGTTACACCCAAGCCAACCTAGCCACTAGGCATTTTGCCTACAACCCTTATCCCTCTTTGATTTAAAGAGGGAGGGTTTTTTATATCCAAAATCTGAGGAATTGATGATGAGTGACCAAATTTTAGTAGAAATCAGAGACACGTTAAGAGAGATAAAAGCGTTGGCATCGCCAGTAATGGTGGTGAACGCTGACTCTTTTACATCTGCGCAAGAGCAAGACTTGAAAGAGAGCCTAAGCCAAGTTCATGGTGGTATGTTTGTTACTTCACAACCTGCCGAAGTATTGGCATTAAAGCAAAAGTTAATGAGTGGCTTAGATGCTGATCGTGAAGTGTTCGATATCGTTCACGCGATTAATGTATTGGCTATGGCTAACGCAGATGTGATTCATATCTTTACGCACTTCATGGGGCATGTGAATACACTAGAAGTAAGTGCGAACCATATAAATACAAATTACCAAGAAGAGAGTAGAAGAGAATCTTCCCTACTCCGTGAGCGTCTGAAGTTATCCAAAGAAGGCGCCCTTGAAAAGCTGCTATCAATTGAAAGCCAACTGACTGATCTAATCATTGAAGCCCGTGAAGAAGCTGAAACAACTGTTGAGGTGGAAGCATGAGCACTTTTAAACTTCATGAGTTGAAAATCCAATCTGTCCATTTCACTGAAGTGTTAGCAGGCCGTAAAACTAACGAAGTTCGATTTAATGATCGTGACTTCCAAGTTAACGACTGTTTAAACCTGCGCGAAATTGACGAAAACGGCGATTACACAGGGCAGGAAATGAATGCCCAAATTTGTCACATCCTACATGGTGATCAGTTCGGTTTAGAAAAGGGATGGTGTGTCCTTTCTCTTGCGTGCGCTACTCACGCCAAAGCGCAAACTTTAATTGAGTACCTGCGTGACCGTTTGCAAGAAACATGCGATTGCATTGAAGCGGGTTATGACATTGTGCGCTCTTCTGGCCACACCATTGATGATTCTCAAACCACTGTTGAAGATGGTCGAGTGTTCATTGAAATAGCTAACCAATACCTAAGCACTGTTGCAGAGGTGGAAGCATGAACACGATTTCCGTCCTGCAAAGTGATATTGAACATTCATTAAAGTCCATTGGCTTTGATAACAATTCCATTCAGCAGTTCTTAAAAATCTTTTCTAAAACTGAATGCTCACAGGGTGTGCTGTGTTCACTCGACTACCAACGCGCAATGTTGGTTAACGTGAATGGCACAGAGCAAGGTTTAACGCTTCCTGATTATATCGCTGCTTGGTGGTCTTTCTGGGTTGTGGTTTTCAATACAGCAAATGATTTGTCTACAGAGCTTCAAGCTTTAGGTGCTATTCGTGCTTTGAACTATGTCCACTTGGCTTTCCGTGATCTTAAAAGTCACCAAGGCATGTCGAATTGGTGGAAAGAAAATCGCACCAGTTCGACATTGGAGGCTATTTGATGCTGAGTTATGTAGCAGTTGCACTTAATAACGGTGGCGGTGTTGTTCGCCATGATGAAACCAACGAAGTGAAGAACGTGTTGCTTGGTGAGTTTGAATCACTAGAGCCTGCGATTGATACGGCTTGCGAGCTGTTCAAATGCCATCACGTTTTGAAAGGTGTGATTATCAAAGGTAATCACACTGGCGGTCATATGATTATGGATACGCAGGAGCTAGCAGGGTTATGACACACCAATGTGAATACCAAGGCTGTAAAGGCGTGAAAGCCATTGCTGAAATGTTCGGTGTTAACTACTCCACTTTATTGAAGCGTTTACAGCGAGGCTTTGATATTGAACAAGCAGTAACAATGCCTCGTTGCGCTCAGCTTGCTCAAGTCAAATATGAGTACAAAGGGCAAAAGGGGATTCGAGCTATTTCTAAGTCGGTTGGAATTTCGGAGGCTACTTTATACGGTCGCTTGTCTGAAGGGATGACTTTAAAAGAAGCCATTGAAATGCCTAAACAGAAAACAGGCATGAGCGAAGAGCGTCGAAAAGCAAATCAAGTCGGTATTAAAAAGCCTGATGCTATGTCTAGTCACTGGGCTTCGGTGTTGGGAGTTCAGCTATGAGTGAAGCTCTGAAAGTTGCGGCTGAAGCACCTGATTATATTGAAACCCTATTAGTAGAAATGCTCGAAGGTGATCACCCAGATAATGAAGTGCTGTTGGGTACTTTGCTCTCTGGTGATGAATCTATTCAAGTTCAATTAAAAATCACACGCAACCCTGCTGATTTTATGGATGACTGTTAGTGACTTACTATCAACCTGTTAAACCATTAAATCGCTTTTGGTTATGCCCTTTACCTGCCATAGATGAAGGGCTTGCTTGCGTACCTAGCGGATATCAACCGCCTCACGTAGAGCCAGAAAATCAAACACTAATAGAGCGTATGCTTTATTCGGTAAATAAAACCCCAGAGGATGCCGAGTGGCTGTCTGAGTATTTTGCCGACCTCCCAAGTTACTTAACTAAGTATTTTGCTAAGCGCTATATCGAGACTCATAAAGAGCAAGGCGCTCAAGCGGCTAATTCATACATTCGCGAAAAGATGCGCCCAGCAAGTGAGCGCGTGAAGCTTGTTATGGATAGCTATAAACACCTACCGGATTCGAAAAAAGTTGCTTCCCTTAGAAAAAGACTCGACGAATTAGACGACGAAGAACAGTTCAATTCTAACGTAAGCATCTTTACATCTAATAAATATCAATTGGGCTTTGATTTTGATTTATCAGAAAAGCAAAAGACTAAGCAAAAAAAGCAGGTCAAAGTTCGAATCCTTGCTGAATTAGAACTCGATGAGCTGCGTGATATGGCTTTCACTATTTCTAATATCGTGAATAAGCGTGCGCAGTTAATTGGAGTTCAACATGGTAAAGAAACCGAAGAGCAATTAGACGAAGCTCTTCCCTCGATTTATGAAGATGTTGCAACGTTAGTTCGTGAGCTTGGCATTACCCCTCCGCGTAAATACAAAGAGCAAACTGCAGAAAGCGCAATCACTGACATATCAAGGATGGTTTGCGAAAAGTGGTGGTTTGGCCGCCTTAAGTCCATTCGAAAGATCATGCGTGAACACCTAGCCATTGCCATGGGGCAAGTGTCGGCTAAGGCTTCACCTTATGCGTCATGGGATTGCATTCGAGAACATCAAGAGACACAAAAGAAAAACTGGGAAGCACTTCAACAGCGTTTATTGAAAGATGAAGAAACGGGTGAAGAAGCTGAACTGTCTGACACGGTTTTAAAAAGCGTATCTAACCCAGCAATTCGCCGTCATGAGCTAATGACTCGATGCCGTGGCTGTGAAGATGTCGGCAATATGCTTGAGCTTCAAGGCTTGTTTTTAACCCTTACCACTCCCTCCGTTTTTCATAATCACTACAAGAAAGGCAGTTTTATTCCGCATTGGAACGGGGCTAGCCCTCGTGGTGCTCAAGAGTATTTGAATAATGTTTGGCAACGAATTCGCGCCAAGCTAGGCCGTGATGAAATTCGTTGGTTCGGTATTCGTGTAGCCGAGCCACATCATGATGGTACGCCACACTGGCATTTGTTGATTTGGGTTCAACCTGAACATGTAGCGAAAGTGCGTGACGTGTTTATTCGCTATGCGATTAAGGAAGATAAAGAAGAACTTTACCCTTTCTTTGATCGCAATGAAAAACGTGCAGCCAAGAAGCAATCTATTCAAGGTCCTTTTAATTATCGTCCTCGCTGTGACTTTGGGCTGATAGACCCAGAGAAAGGTACGGCAACAGGCTATATCGCTAAATACATATCTAAAAATATTGATGGTTTTGCAATGGATGGGGAAGTTTCAGACGAAACGGGTAAGTCTGTTCAAGCTATGGCCAAAAACGTTAACGCTTGGAAGAGCCGTTGGGGTATTCGTCAATTCCAATTCTTTGGTGGTGCTCCCGTTACCACTTATCGCGAATTGCGCCGCTTAGCGAATCAGAACAAAAAAACGTTCATGGAATACGTTTTTAACCAGCAACGTGAAGACCTCATCAATATCTATTTAATGTCTCATTACCAGTTAGTTGGTCCGTTTAAGCCCGCTCGTAAAATGAAGAATGCGGAGCTGCTTGAGGTTATTTCAAATAATTACGAAGCACGAATGGGCACTGACGATGCGAGTGTATCTGAAACGATGAAGTCAGCCGACCAAGGTGACTGGAAAGGGTACATCATGGGACAAGGTGGCCCATTCGTTAAGCGTGAAGATTTACTTATTACTAACTCTTATGAAGTGTTGCCGTTTGCCTCTCCGCACGGTGAAGACGTCCGTAAAATTGAGGGGGTTATCGCTTCTGGTGATCTGGTTAAAACACGTTTAAGAACCTGGACTATCACAAAGAAAACTAAGAAGAACACCGAAACAGTTTACGAGTTTGATAAGCCAAGCGAAAACCCGATTACATGGAGGTTAAAAGGTAAAAAAGTCACTTCCAAGGAAACGATAGAAGCTGAAGCGGGGGCTCTTGCTCCTGCTCTTGATCTTGCTCTTTCTGGAATCTCTGATTCCTCTCGGAGTTCTGTCAATAACTGTACGGAACCCGACAGAGGTTCAAAACAGGTACGGGAGTTAAGCCCAGATATTGAATACGAAATTAAGCGATTAATTGAGGAATACGACCTCAGCGAAAGCTTTAGATCTGACCTAATCAGAGGTCGCGTTATTCAACTCAGTAAAGAGAAGAGCATAAAACTCAGGTTCGGAGCCACAGAGCGACAACCTGATCACCTTGTTTACCAACATAAACAGCAAATCGACTTGAGCTGGCTTGATGAAGATAAGCCAGAAGAAGTGATTTTGTCTGATGACGATGAAGATTACGTTCAACCAAACCTTTCATGCTTCGGCATGCATCGACCTGCATCTAAATCGTGGGCCGATTATGCGGATTTGGTTGAAGAAGAATGGCCGTTAGCTTAAGGAGCACATTAATGGATATGCCAACGCCTTGCCAGAACTGTGGCGAACTACATGATTTAAACGACTTAAAAGAAACGGGAGAACTACAACAAATGGTTTGCTCTGACTGCTACGAAGACTTAGCAGATAAGTGCGACAGTTGTGGTGAGATAATTGAGCAGCATTACGACAAAAACGATATTGATGATGGTTCGCCTGAAGGTAAAACACTTTGCTTTAACTGTTTTTGTGATTTGTGTGATGAGGATGAAGAAGAATGAGCCAGAAAGACTTTGTACTAAAAATGACAGTAGCTTACATGCAACACCACGGTTATTCACCTAGCGACGCACACCTTAGAGAGTGGGCTGCTATGTACCGAAACCTATAAGGCGTATCGAGTATAGATGAGTTTGACTATGCCAGATGCGGAACATAATCGCTCGAGCATAGTCATTTTTAACTACATTGGCCAACGTAGTCACCAATGACTATGTGGTACCAGATTACAAAGGCAGATGAAATGAGTTATCTAGGTGCAAAAAGTGGAAGTGGGGTATATCAGACGATTATTAATCTAATGCCGCCACATGACACATACATTGAAGCGTTCTTAGGAACAGGCGCCATTATGAGAAAAAAGGCACCTGCTGCAAAAAATATTGGTATTGATATAAACGCTAGCTGCGTAGACAAATTTAACTCTACTGCGGCAATAGATGAATCTGGCTTTACTGCAGCTGATGTTTTTCAGGCTGATGCATTCGACTTTCTCAGCTCATTTGATTTTTCCCAGAGTGGAAAAACAGTTATCTACTGTGATCCGCCATATGTGCATTCAACAAGAACCAGTTCAGCTCGATATGAAAATGAGTTAACTGACGACGACCATAAGCGACTGTTAACAATGCTCTCTTCACTGCCATGCTTTGTTCTTATATCTGGCTACCCAAACGAAATATACGATGATTATTTAGATGATTGGTGGAGTGTAGAGTTTCAAGCAATGACACGCGGCGGAGTTAGAACCGAAAAAGTATGGTGCAACTTCACTCCTGGTGACATTCATTACCACACTTTTGCAGGCAAAGATTCTACTGATCGCCAACGTATTCAAAGAAAGGCCGAACGATGGGCCAGAAACTTTAAGTCTTTACCAAGCGCTGAAAAACAAGCTGTCTTCTCAGCGTTGTTGATGACAATGGAAAGCTAAAAAAGCAGTTTATCTATGCTCAGTACTTAGGGGTGGGTGTTGAGTGATTAAACCAAGAGCTAAAGGAGATAATAGATGTTAATGCCATGCCCTAAATGCGGATGCAAAACCAGAATTGTTACCTCTCAAGAAATGACAAACGAGACACGGAAAGCCTACTGGCAGTGCCTCAATTTTAACTGTGGCGTTCGCTTTCATACGCTCACTTCTGTCGAGGGGATTATCGACTCTGTTGGAGTACCGCCAGATCCAAAGCTACAACCGGAACTCTGCAAAGGTGACATCAACCAAATCGATATATTCGGTCAAATGGAACAACCAAGCGCTTAAATCAGAAGCCTAGACTACGGATATTTTTGAATAAATGAACCTTATTCCTAAAAAGCGCTTTGATGCTTTGCTAGAAATATTACCTAAACGTGAGATGCCAGAGAAAACACGAGAAGCCGTAAACCTCGTGTTTAACTCTGGTTACTCTTACGAACTCGCCTCTATTAAAACAGGCGTATCAAGTAAACGTATTTCACTGGCGGCTCGTAAATTAACGGCCATGGACGCACTATTACTTCAAGCCTATCGCCTGTAAAAACCTGACGATCACTTTTTTCTAAAAAACGCACAAAAACGATCTTGGACGATCTCTAAATCCCCCATCTAAAACAGCCCTCGATGTAGATACATCGGGGGCTGTGTTCCAATACAACTACCGAAATGAAATGCGGTTCTAAGATCGCATAATTGCAGTGCGGAATTTTGGTGTGGAGGGGAGGGTGAGTCCGAACAAGGCCTGAGCGCCCTACTCCATCACTCATTTTATTCTCGCTGCCTAATTCTGATTTTCTTCTGTAGTTGGTGGCTTTTTGATGTGGGAACGACAGTACGAGCACGCTAGATGGAATGGGCTTAAGCTCAACATCCTCTCGATCGCCTTTGATGGTGGTAAGCGCTTGCAAGTCAGCGAAATCCCCTACTCTGACCTACCACACATCAAAGTCATGGGAACAAAAGCCCGTACCTACACAATTGAAGCGGTGTTCGTTGGCTCTACTTCTCTGGCCGATGCCAATGCCCTCATTGAAAACCTAGAAACAACACCAACAGGCGAGCTAGAGCATCCTTGGTTGGGTGAGCTTCCGCTTGTCTTTGAAGATGTATCGCAAAGCATCAGTACCAAAAAAGGCTTGGTCACGCTGAGCCTGAAGTTTGCTCGCGCTGGCTCTTCCCCTTCAATCACTGCACCGACATCCGTTCGCACAAAAACGCAGGCCAACATGGTCGAGAGCTTATCGAAGCGTTCTTTCGCAAAACAAGTTAAAGGCTTGGATGTATCGAACATTCACCGGGTTCAAAATGATGCCATCAGCGCACTGAACGTGTTGGTCGACATCACCAACCGCTTAAAGCTTGAAGATGAAAGCCTTCAAGACATTAACCACGCGATCAATAAAGCATTCTCTGCAGTGAGTAGCCTCAGCACTAACCCAACTGAGTTCGCTGATCTGTTTTCTGCGTCAGTGGATGCAGTGGCCGATGGTGTTCAAGCCGAGCCTAGCTCTGGTAATGAAGCGGTAGACAACTCGCGCAGTGCTCAAGCTTTACTACTAGGTGAAGTGAAACCGGACACGCCAACTCAGCACCATAATGTGCAGATGGTGACGGGCGCAGTGAAGATGAACAAAGACATCACACACCTAGAAAAAGGCAACCGCTTTGATATTACGAAGTCGGCTAAGCAGCCTGAAACCATTAAGAATGATCTGTCGACTTTGATTGTCGGTATCGATGAACGCATCAAAGACACCACCAAAGTGTCGACGCTTGAAAGCATTGAGTTGTTCGACGCAGTCACGACATTGAAAAGCAATGTGAAGGTTCAGCAAGATAAGGTGGTCAGCGGTACCGCACCCCATAGAACGGTGCAGTCACCACGCTTTCAATCTGCGCTGGCGATTGCGCACGATGAGTTCACTCAAGAAAAGGTCATCACAAAAATGAATGCACTGCAGCACCCGCTTTTCATTCGTGGTGACATCGCCGTGAGGGATATGTCATGAACACGCTAGCGATGCACATTGATGGCAAGCCGCGCACCTTCTATCAAGCGAATCTCAACTACTCTATTGAACAGCTGGCCCACACGTTCAGTTGCTCAATTGAGCCTATAAGTATTGAAAGCCCGTTGTCGGTTGAGTTCTTCCTTAACGACAAGTCGATTCTGATTGGTCAGATTGATGGTGTGGATTCAAACACCGATTCAAGCGCTCACGCTGTTTCCATTTCTGGCCGTTCAAAGAGTGCCAACATGATTGATTCACGCATCACGATGGACGCGCTTTATAACTTGAACGTGGAAGAGCTACTTCGCCATGTCGCCAAGCCATTTGGTTTGAAAGTGAAAAGCCTGGTGAAGAGTATGCCAGTCATCCCCGAGTTTCAGATAAATGCGGAATCCCCTGTAGAGAACGTGGCGCAACTCATTCGAGAGCAAGGCTTTATGTTGGTTGAGCGCAGTGGTGTGTTGACCATTGAAAACACCGCGCATGCAACTATCAGCAATATCGGCCTAGAAACGGGCAACAACATCGACAACCTGAACATCAAGCGCACCTTCAATCAGCAATTTCACACCATTGATGTGCAAGGCCAGTGGGATGACGCAAGCGCACAGGTCATCAATCCAAACGTCGACAGCTCACGCACCATGGTGATCACCTGTGACCAATTACAAAACCGTGAAGCTTGCCTGTCTCGTGCTAAATACGAGCGCAACCTCGCCATTGCTCAAAGCCTGACAGCATCAAGCTCGATTGCCGACATCTTCCCCGAGTTGGCCATTGATGGTTTAAATCGAGTGATTCGAGTAGCTGACCAAGAGCAAAGCTTCAGTGAGATGTTGGTGATTAAGTCGCTTGGCCTATCGGTGTCAGAAAGCTCTACGGAAACATCGGTTGAGCTATTCAGACCGTTTAAGGAGCAAAGCTATGTCTAGTGCTCTGCAGCAACAACAGCGATTAATGGCCAGAATTAAAAACGTGATTGGCACCGGCACTGTCACAGGTGCAACCACAGGCCGATTACAAATCAAAACCGCGACAGGCCGAACCAACGACAAGATAAAACGGGTGCACAACTACGGCTTTATGAGTCGCCCACTACCAGGTGCGAAAACTTACAACCTCTTCATTGGTGGAACCACATCTCGCGGCATCACCGTGAACGTAGAAGACGAACGCCACCAAATAGAGTTACAGCCAGGTGAAGTCGCGATACTCGATGACAAAGGCAACCTTGTTCATTTCACGCAGCAAGGCATCAAGATAAACGCCTGTGCAAAGTTAGAAGTGATATCGGCACAAGAAACCACCGTGAACGCAACGGCTGTGAACGTTACTGCGCCTAAGTCCACGTTTTCTGGTGATGTTGAGATAGGCGGTAATTTGAAAGTCATGAAGAATGTGAATGTAACCGGTTCGGTGGGTGGTTCATCCGGTACGTTCGGCGGCGTTAGCGTTGAGAAACATACTCACGACTACAAAGACGACGGGACAAACAGAACAACCAAGGGGCCAAATAAAGGATGAGTCATTTCAATTTAACCGCCCTAACGGCACCACTCAGTTCTAAAGAGGGGCTAACCCATGCTGTGCTTCAGAGTGTTTACAACTATGCCGAATCCACTCAAAACGATCGCGCCCGTATGGCAAGCAATGAGCGCGGTGGCACTTGGAGCAATGAGTTGATAAACGTGGTCGGCTCTCGTGATTGGACGCTCAAACGAGCAAAGCTCACAGACGAAACATTAAGCCTCGCGAAACGGTTTTGTGAAGAGTCGCTCGCTTGGCTCATTACCGACGGCCACGCCAAAGCAGTTGAAGTTTCAGTATGGCGAGAGAAGCCAACCCAAATGGGTCGCAATGTGATGATCACCCTAACCGATGGCTCTCAGTTCGATGTTCCACTTTCAAAGGTTAACCAATGAGTACACAACGAAGCCTAGATGATTTGATAGCTCGCGCAGAAGCCAATCTGGTGTCTGCGACAGGGCAAAACAACCCAGCAACCAAAGGGATAGCCGCTGCCATTGCGGGTGTCAGCTATGGGCAATATGGTTATCAAGATTTGCTGTTCAGGCAGCTGCATCCAGAGACTTGCTCTGAAGAGTGGTTATACCTACACGCCAATCGCCATAAAGCCCCTCGACTACTGCCAACATTCGCAACGGGTCGAGTGCAGTTCACAGAGCTTGGCGGCACTGTGGTGATCAAAAAAGGCACCCGCTTAACGCATGCCAATAGCGAGTATGAAACCACCAAAGAACAATACAGTAATGCTCCGGTAGAAGTCATCGCACTTAAATCGGGTATCGATAGCAACTTACCTGCAGGCGCAATATTGACGCTAAGCCAAGGGCTCAGCGGAATTGACCCAAACCGTGTGGTGTCACAAGGCGTGACAGGTGGCGCGAACATTGAAGAACTCAAGCACTGGCGTTCAAGAGTGATCGTAGCGTTTGAAAAGAATGAGCTCATCGGTAAATCAGAAGATTACCAAGCCTGGGCTGTGTCTGCTCACTCCGATGTGGACTTTGCTTGGGCGCTCGATAACACCCCACAGCGTGGCATGGTGGAAGTGTATATCGGTGCGCGAGAAAACAACCCGACTTTAAGTGCTGGAGTAGTCAAGTTAGTGCAAGACACCTTTGAGCGAAATCGACTGGCAGGTTGTCACCCAATCGCCCATTTGCCAAAGCAAGTGCCACTCAACATCGAGATACAAGGCATTCAAGACCAAGCCATACGTAATGATGTAGTCACCGCACTGGAGAATCTCGTGAAAGGGAAAATGGGCAAAATCGACCCGATAACCCAAAAGCCGGAATCCATCACCAACACTGAAATTGTATTAACCACTTCAACCGTGACCAATAACTTCATTGTTCGATCCCCTATTGGTGAAGTCGCCATTGATAAAAACCAAATACATGTACTAGGAGGCGTAACGTGGACACCGCCGACTTAATTATTAACTACAGTGCCGGTGATTTTGAAAACGCCTACCGTGGGCTATTACCCAAAGGCGAGTACTGGCAAGACACCGAGAACGTCGAGCTGGCCAACACCATCAAAGGCATGGCCAAAGACTTCAAACAAACCCATGACGATATTGAACTGTCGCTATTAACCGAGTTTGAAGAGCAGCAGTTTGGTTGGAAGATTTCAGACTATCAACGGCTCTTGATGACCATGGGCTCTAAAGGTGTGGTTTTTGATGAAAGAGCGAACCCAAACCTCATCAAGATAAACCTGTACAGCTACAACAATGACGCGGCCTTTAAAGCGTTAGAAGAAAAACGACTGCCGCACACCGAGTTTCATTGGATTTATCCGTTTGATGCAAAGACACAATTTGAACTGGCTACGGCCTTAACCATGAAGCCAGAGTTTAGCTCTCAGCTTGAATTAGAAGCTGAAGCCCCCTTTCTGTGCTGCACCGCCATCACATGGCAACTTGAAATAGGAGACACCGTATGAGCACGCTGCAAGGTATCCCAACTCAGCACGGGATCAGCATTCTCAAAAGTAACCTGAAACAGACCGCGAAAAAGTTTCAGCTCATTGGAGCATTAACCCACAACGCGCCAACTGTGAGCTTGTCTGTTTTCCATACGGACACAATCGAAGCCAGTTATTACGATGATAATGGCGTGCTGACATTTGTGTTCAACCTACCGATTGAAAGGCACTTCAATGAGTACCTCTATCAAATCAAGATTGTAGATACCGCAGGCCAATCAATAGTGGATTGCCAAACCCCAGTGATTGCTTTGGCAAAAGGTATTGGCGGCATGGTCACGCTAAAAGCTGCGGTTTCGGGGCAAGCTGGACAGGTCATTTTTAAGCACAATCAGTACGTGACAGAAACGGAGTTATTGGGGCTTCATTTCTCTAAGTTAAAAAAGGAGCTGTTAGCACTGCGTTGCGGTGAGATTAAACACTTTGACGATCCAAACCCGCGTGCTGGATGGGTGGATTTGGATGGCGGTATCCTATCAAGGACGACCGATGCACTGCTTTGGGCTCATGCTCAACGAACGGGCTTGTTGATAAGCCAAGCTTTGAAGGATTCGAATAAGAAAAAGTACGCAGCGTATTGGGGAACCGGTGATGGTTCAACCACGTTCACCAGACCTAACCATCACTTAGTCGGTGGTTTCGTTCGTGCAACGCCAGCAGGTGTGGCGCATGGTGAGTATCAAGGTGATGCGATTCGAAACATTACAGGTAGAGCTATACCGACCTTTGGTGGCGCATCGGCAGGTTTTCTGCCCGTCCATCATTATATGGGAGCTATGACGACCTATTCAGATAGCACGAGCACATCCAGTTTAAGCTCATCGACAAACATTAATACTTCCACGGGTATTGTTTTTGATGCATCCAGAGTTGTTCCAACAGCAAGCGAAAACCGTCCACACACAATGAACTTATGTGTAAAAATTCACAGAGGATGGATGTAATGAAAACAGCCTATTTCTACGATTGCGATACATTTGAATACATCGGTCAGCGTCCAGTCCATAAAATTGATGGTTATGACGATTATTTATTGCCGCAGCTAGCGACGTTCATTGAGGTTCCTGAGTTCAATTCAGAGACCGAACAAGCTAAGTTTGGTGAGCAAAGCCAAACGTGGACGGTAGAACCTAAGTTTGTTGAGGTTACGGCTTATCATAAGCAAACTCACGAACCCAAAGACTTTGATGATGCATCTTTAATCACAGGCGACTACACAAAAGACGAGCCTGCAACTCAATGGGACGAGTGGATTAACAACGCTTGGGTAACCAACCAAAGCAATAAGTACATTGCTGAGTATGATCGTGTCGATAACGTTCGCCGTGGTTTATACGCTCAAATGTGTGATCCATTAAAAATGGAAGCTATGGACCTTATGGACGAAGGACAGGAAACTGAGGCACGACAATTGAAGCTGCAAGCCTTAGCTGCCAAACAGAAAATCAAAGCCGAAAACCCGTGGCCAACACCGCCTGCCAACTAACCCCAACACTATTAAAACCTAGCCATCACGCTGGGTTTTCTACATTTTCCATCTAGAATTCGCCCTAATATCCGCCACTTAACCACCACGGTAAACTAAGCCTAGTTCATTACATTAGGTCGCCAGTATGGAAACGTTAGCCACAACACTGATTAAGAAACATGAAGGTCTTCGGCTTAAGCCATATCGATGCAGCATGGGAAAACTCACCATCGGTTATGGCCGCAACCTTAGTGACAACGGCATTACCCTAGAAGAAGCCGAGCAGCTACTTCAGCACAATATTGACGAAGTGATTCAACAGGCCCAAACCTTACCTTTCTTCAGTGCTCTCAATGAAGTTCGCCAGGCTGTGGTTGTCGACATGATCTTCAATATGGGCTTGCCACGTTTTCAGAAATTCAAAAAGACCATTGCTCTCATTGAACAGCAAGCTTGGCAGGCGGCCGCTAATGAAATGTTAAACAGTCGCTGGGCAAGACAGGTGGGTAACCGCTCTAAAACGCTCAGCGACATGATGCGTTATGGAACGGAACCAACACAAAAGTAAGGAATGGTTATGAACTTTATTACCGGAATTTTAGGTAAAACCCTGTGGGAAGTGCTGAAAGGCTTAATCTTACAAGTCGCATGGAAAGTGATTCTTGAGCGCTTCGCCTCTCGTCTTGTAATTTGGGGCCTAGAAAAGCTTAAAACCCTCACAACGAATGATGTCACACAAGAAACAGTGAATGACATTATCCATTCACTGAAAGGTAAAAAACTCAAAGAGGTCGAACAATGGGAATGACAATAGATCCGAACTGGCTTAACGCAGTGATAGCGTTTTGTACCTTTGTCACCCTTATCCTTAGCTTATTGATTGGTTACCTCTTTCGGCTATCGAAAGAGCTTGGTGAGCACAAGACTCACGTAGCGGAAACCTACGCCACCAAAGATGATGTCAAAGAGCTAGGCGACAGAATAGAACGCAGCATGGTGAAAGAGTTCGACCGTCTACACACCTTACTCCAAGGTAAGGAAGCCGCATAAAAAATACCGCCTCACTATGGGCGGTATTTTTGTTTGTACTTCGCGTTATTCTTGCGGTTATGCCGCATCCAACTTTTTATACTCATTCGGCATTATCACCTCGCTCCCCACAACATCATTCAACTCTTGCATCATATCAATCAACGGTAGCAGCTCATTCTTGTGGAACAGCCAGTCCACCTTATTCAAATCCAGTGACGTAATACTCTCGCGACGAATGCTCATTAACTCGATTGGTACACGGTGAACCGAAAGCACCTCGTTCATGGTCTGGTTCTTCACATCGCGGTAAGAGTCCTTAGCTTCAACCTGACCGATCGGCTTGAGCTCTGGGGCTTTGGTGTCTTTACCTTTGGCATTCACAAACAGGTTTTTAAACGCCATACCTTCTTGAGCTTGCAGCTGCTTCTTGAGCGCCTTTTCTTGCTTCTCAGTCATCGAAGGCTCGTTCATGTACAGCAAGTAACCTGCATGGTTACCGTTACGGTAGTACTGACGACGAAACAAGGTAGCATCATCATTCAGCCAAATAGAGGTCAAAGAGCTAATGTGACTCGGCAAACCATACAGTTCTTGAGCAACGTCATAGTCACCCAAATAGAACACTTGGTTATGTTTGTAGTCGATACGGCCATCATCATCGTAAGCTCTTGGCTTATACGACCACCCCAAGTCTTCACGTCTACGCATGTAAAGTGTCGGTAAGTGCTTGAGCTTAACGACTTCGCCTAAACCTCTATAATCCCGAATCACCTGCAGGTGAGCACCACCAAAAGTGAGGTAGTCTTGAATAAAGCGCTTTGCATCTTGGCGTGAGAGTAATCCACTCAACGCAATAGCATGCATTAACGTATTGCGCTTAAACTCAATCGCACTCGAATGCATCGGGTTCGTGCGCAGTGCCTTGGCTAGCGTATCTAAGGCGATCGGCGGTTCGTATAAACCATCAACCAACGCCACTTCTAAATAACTGAGAATGTCGCTGTTCATCACGCTCACGGGTTTAGAAAATTCAATCTCTATCACTTGGTCTCTCCAAAAATTAGGCTAGAAGAACTCGACAGTGGTGTCGGTGTCGTTATTAATATCAATCGGCTCCCAACGCAGAACGTGCATAGACGCCCAGGCTAAATCCGCATGAGAGCCAATTTTGCTGCGGTTGGAAGTAAAGGTGATTTGGTTACTTACTTTGGTGGTTTGCTGGCGAATCATTAAGAACGAATGAACGAGATCATCCCACTCTGCTTCAAACTGTAAGCGGCCACTGTTAATGATTTCTCGTGATTTGTACGCCATCAATCGTTTTACTTCGGGTGAGTAATCCAACTCAACCAAAGCGGGATAAAACTTGCGAACAAGCTCAGCAACCGCAGAGCCTACGCCACTGGTATCCATCGCCATGTACACCACATTGTATTTATCGGTAATGCTGCGAATGGTGTCAGCCTGTTGCTCATAGCTAGAACCTTTAAGGCGCACTCGTTCAATCAGTCGGAATACGCCGCCTTTGCGTTTAGGTTTCAACGCCACCACGAGGCCTGCATCATCGGCACTTTCCCCCGTTCCGCCACCTCTTGGGTCATAACCAACCAAAACCTCTGCATTGCCCACTGGCCTTGCTTTGTCGTGGTCGACATCTTTCCACAATGACGTATCAGCCTTACAGGCCAGTAATGCTTTCAATGAGAAGAACGAAGCGCTGTCATCCAAAAACTTACAACGCAACAGGTTGTCGAAAATCTCCTTAACCGGATACTTACGTTTAAGCTTATCCATGTTGAAGAAGGTCGCGCCCTTCTTAATCGCATCATCAACCGTGATCATTTGACGGAAGATAAAATCAACACCTAAAGCGCCGGCTTTAAGTGCCTTGTGGCTGATATCAATGCCGTGCTCTTTCTTGCCTTGCCATTTCGGGTAGGCTTCATGTGCCATGGTAGAAGGTGTTGAAATGTAAGTGGTGCGAAACTGCGCCTGAATAGACATACCGCCTGCATAATCATCCAATTCAGCAAAGCGAGGGATCCAAAACACTTCATCCCAATACATGTGGCCGTTAAAGCCTTGAGAGGTCGCAACATTGGTCGACATAAAACCAAGCTTTGCGCCGTTGCTTAACTCGATGTCGTCCTTACCTTTAAGGTCAACTTCGCCAATCTCTAGCGCAAATTTACGAATGTAGTTTTTAAAGATATACGACTGCTTTTTCGACGCAGAGATAAACACCTGGTTGTCGCCAGTCAGCACCGCATCTTCAAACGCCTCAAAGGCAAAATAGAACGTAAGACCAATCTGACGCGACTTAAGATAAAAGCGCACTTCATTGATCTCATCGTTTTGTTTATGGCCGTGAATTTCCTTTTGGTATTCGAAAAAGGTTTTCTCGCGATACTCGTCCAACATCTCTTTGGTGATATGGGAAACATCGTTCTTCACCTTATTCGACTTACGCCCACGCTTTTGCTCACCATCACTTCGGCCAGCTGGTCGGTTGCGTCTTTGCTCTGCTTCATCACGTTTGAATTGCTGTTCGAGCAACATCTTGAGCTCACGCTCTTGGCTCTCAAGCTTTTGGTCAACCCACATCAAGTAAGCAATGCGCTGTCTCATCATTAATTCGACAGGCGCGTCATCCCTCAGCGTTTTCCAATCAAACTGAGTTATCCATTTTTGAACCGTGCGTGTGGCTACGCTAACCGCTTCTGCAATTTCAGCAGGCTTACGTTGGCGTAAAAACAGTCCCAAAGCTTTCGTTTGGTCGGCGGTATATAGCGGTTCGCTAACAACATTATTTTCCATGTTTGCATAGTGCTACAGCGCTTGTGATTACTCAGCTTGAACGATTTCTATATCAAGCGTTTAGAACTAGGACAAATACAAAAAGGCGGAGGCATTGGGTAAATTGGAATCATCGAATTTAGGAGAGTTTAGGCATGTTCCAATCAGAGCTAATTTGTATTTTACAGGCAGGAGCAACCATTGATGGTCGAGTCATTGAGCAAAAAATCATTGATGAGATTGCAGAAACTTACAACCCAGAAGTCTATACAGCTCGAATCAATGCAGACCATTACCCGTGGAGCAACAAGTATGGCTCAGTCCTATCTGTAGAAAAGAAAGATGACAAGCTATTCGCAGTACTGAAACCAAACTCAATGCTTTTACGTATGGCTGAGCAAGGCCAGCTTTTACATACCTCATGTGAGTTCTATGAAAAGTTTGCAGACACAGGGAAAGCCTACCTGACTGGATTGGCCCTGACTGATGAGCCTGCATCGTTAGGTACGACACAGATTCAATTGTCGGCTAACAGCAAAGATAAAGCGTGTGTCCCAACGAGCTTTCAAATCATTCCAGAACAACTATCGAAAAGCACCGAGGAAGAAGCCTCGATGTTTAATACATTTAAACGCTGGCTTAAGGGCGAAAGTGAACTTGAGCAGCTCTCACAACAACAGGAAGACGACGACATGAGTAAAGAACTTGAAGAGCTACTCAAGCAAAGCATTGAGCAAGGCAAAGAGAATCAGCAACAACTAAGCCAGTTAAGTGAGCAAGTTGAAAAGCTCAACACCAATGGTCAGCCGCAAGAACCTGAAGTCGAAGAAGGTGCTGAAGTGACTGAGCTGAAAGGTCAAGTCGAGACTCTTTCGTCACAGGTAGAAAGCCTAACAGGTCAAATCGAAAAGCTCAGCAAGCTAACCGATGAAGAACAGCGCCAGTTAGCGGGCGAAGGTGATGACGACAATACTTATTTATAAGTGTTGATACGTCCTCAATCCATAACGTTTTAGATTAGGTAATAGACATGCAACAGCATACAAAAACAAAACTCAGCGCTTACGTGAAAGCGGTAGCCGCTCAAAACGATGTTGATGATGCAACAGAGAAATTCAACGTTACCCCTAATGGTACTCAGCGCATTATCGCGGCTATCCGTGAAAGCAACTGGTTCCTCAAAAAAATTAACATCATTTCAGTGAAGAACCAAAAAGGTGAATCCATTGGCCTTGGTGTGACAGGCATGATTGCCAGCCGCACCGATACTTCAGGTGCAGGCAAACGCACACCTAAAGATCATTCAAGCATGGGGGCAATGCCTTACATGTGTGAGCAAGTGAACTTTGATACTGCTGTGCGTTACGTAAAACTAGACGCATGGTCGCACCATAAGAACTTCAACACCTTGTTAAGTAAAGCTACTCGCGAGCAGATTGACGCCAACAAAATTACCATTGGTTGGTATGGCGAAAGCGTTGCGGGTGATACCGATGCAAGCGCGAACCCGAACGGTGAAGACGTAAACAAAGGTTGGTTCCAAGCCATGCGAGACCACAACGCAGCGCGACTTATCAAAAAAGGTAAGACACCAGGTGAAGTGCGTATTGGCCAAGGTGGTGACTTCATCAACCTAGACCTAGCGGTACTTGAAACGAAAAATCTATTGCATGACGCATGTGAAAACGATTCAAACCTTGTGGCCATCATCGGCTCTGATCTGCTTGCTTACGACAAAGCCAAATTCTACGAAGCACACGGCAACACGCCAAGCGAGAAAGGCAAAATCCAAGAGCTGCAAGTCATCGGTACTTATGGCGGTTTGCCTGCTGTGAAAGTACCAGGCTTCCCTTCTACGGGAATCATGGTCACCAGTTACGACAACCTGTCCATCTACATTCAAGAAGGTTCTATTCGCCGCTCTACAGGTAAGAAGAACGATGAAAAAGACCAGATTGAAAACTTTGAGTCGATGAACATGGCTTACGTGATTGAAGAGCTAGGTAAAGCCGCCGCGATCGAATTCAAAAACGTGAAGCTTTGGATTAACGATGCCTGGCATTAAGCCAAGCGTTAAACACTAACACCCCCTCAATGCAGGCTCTATTGCTATTTCAGATGCGCTTTGGTGCTAACTGTTATTCGCGATTGTCGGCCTGCATTCCCTAACCCAACAAGGATAAATCATGGAATTTGTCGGCAACAAAAACAAACCTTATCAATCTCAGTTGCCAGCAACGGGTAAATACCCAGTACTGAACATTTCAGAGTTTCAGTCTCTGTACCATTTCCAAAGCAATGAGACAGAGGCGGGCATTCTGCATCACGCGAAGGTGTCACGCATCAAAGTGCACTCAGAGCTTAAAGACACCTTGGTGCCCTTTGCTAGTTTGACGGCGTTATCCCAAAAGCGCTTTGGTGATGACGACTCAGCCGAAACCCTTTACAAGCAGGCCGTGTTCGCACTAACCGCCGCGCAACTGATTAGCGTGCAAATGAGTGGTGACGCAACTGCCGAAGCGGCAGACAGACAAGAAGCACTCACCAGTAAGAAAGAAGAGTGCGAAGTGCAGTACCGCCAAGCGGTAGACATATTAATTCACGCAGAAGAAACCTACTGCTTCGAGAGAGTGTAATGAAAGCACTGCAAAGCTTAACGGACTTATTTAAGAAGCATGTTGTTGATGCCAAGAACCTTGATGTGTGGGCAACTGACGGAGTGATTTTTAGTGTTCAGGGGGAATCTGTAGATGGGTTTGAAGTTGAGTACACCGCAAATGTATTCATACAAGACGCCAAACTAAACCCTGCAGACTTGTTTATGCATGTAGTTTGCTGGCTCAACAAATACGACCCAGAACGACAAGAAAAAGGCTTGTCGATGCCAATGTTTGCAGGAGAACCACTGGATAAAGGTCGCTTCGACTTAAAAATAAAGATCGCCATTAGTGAAGAATTCGAACTTGAACCAAGCACTCAAGGCGTTTGGAAACAGTCCGGAGAACTATACAGCTGCGAAAACAAATTTGAATCCATAGTAGATGAAGTTGATGACGACCTAGGTGAACTAGTTCACTTTGTCGGTCATTTGGATGATCTGCCATGAGTAGACGAACGCGCACTAAAGGGGTTACGAAAAAAACGAACGTCCACGAAAACTTTAATTTAAGCGGAACGATTCTAGAAACGCCAGAACAATTAACCCAGCTCGTTGACCGACTAGCTATGTCTGCTAGCAATAAGTTTAAACTCAATAGACGAATGGCAAATAGAGCGAGGCAATTTTTCAGACAGCAGATTCGTGAGCAACGTGATATTCACAATGAGCCGTATCAACCTCGGTCACGCAGGACACAAAAAATTGTCGTTAAAGGTATTCGAGGAAAGCATAGTGCGAAGTATAGAAAAGCACACCTCGTTTTAAATACCGTCGACCACGGGAACATGTTTCGAGGTCTTTCAAAGTCATTGAAAACCCATGTTGATGATGATTTTTTTGCAGTTGGTTTGGCTGGAGTTGCAGGAGCTATAGCTAGGAAACATAACGAAGGTGGATGGGTTGAATTTACCACTCGTGTTCATGGTCATTACAACTCCAAAACCTATCGGTGGGAAGGTGGACGTGAAGTGAAAAATAACTACGAAATGCCTCAAAGAACATTTCTTGGTTGGACAACAGAGCTAGAGCAAGAACTCATAGCTATGGCCGCCGAATACTTTGTCTTACAGCTACAGGAATCAGACTAATGAAAAAACCCAAAGTACCCACCTTCAAGATTAAGCCCGCCACTAAAGGCTTAATCGTGAAAGACCCAATTACCCGAGAGCCATTGAAAGCAGCAGGTGAAGAAAAGCCTCGTAACGCTTACTGGCTACGTCGACTCGCTGAAGAAAGTGTCGTGGATATCGACAAAACAGCCAAGCCCACAGCCAAGAAGGAAACTAAATAATGAGTATTGGTTTTGCTGAAGTACCAAGCACCGCTCGCGTTCCCGGTGTCTACATTGAAATTGATAATAGCCTGGCAAACAGCGCAGAAGACTTGCAAGTTGTTTTGGCGATCGGTAATGCGGTCAGTGGTGCAAAGGTCGCTCACAATAAAGTCACGCTTTGTATGGATGAGACAAAAGCTGCAGACTCGTTTGGTGCTAATAGTGACATCGTGGAAATGATCACCTACTTCCGCAAGCAAGATAAAACCATGCCTATCTTTGCGATTAGTGTTGATAGTGGTGATACCGCAAGCGCTTTAGCCGCATTGGGTGATGTTCAGTATCACCACATCATGTGCTCATTGAATGACGACACTACCATTCGCGAATTGGGTACCTTTCTTGAAAATCGTTATACAGCATTAGAGCAAGTGCCAGGTATTGCGTATCTGCCGAAGAAAGGCACACACGCCGAGCTAGTGACCTTTTCAGCAAAGAGCAACTGCCCGTTAATCAACTTCCTGCCAATCAACAACTTTGGTGACTCTAAAGACCAAGCGTTATCAGATGCAAAAGCCATTGGTGCATGGGTAGGTCAAATCGCCCCGTCATTGGCTATCGACCCTTGCAGGCCGCTACAAACACTCAAGTTAAACGGTGTTTATTCACTGGCATCGCAAGAGTGGGATTGGGCTGAACGCAACCTCTTTTTGTATGAAGGCTTGAGTACCTACACGGTGAACTCAGCGAATGAAGTGTTAATTGAACGTGCTGTAACGGCTTACACCGAAAACGCAGCTGGCGTAACAGACAACAGTTACCTCGATGTAATGACACCTGCAACCGCCATGTACTTCCGTCAGAAACAGCGCTCGTTGATCTTAAGTGTCTACCCTCGCCATAAGGTTGCGAAAGACGGCACCAAGTTCGCCAAAGGTCAGCCGATTGTTACGCCGACCATGTTCAAGGCCAAGTTGCTGACCTTGTATCGAGATCTGGAATACCAAGGCATCGTGCAAGATTTCGACGGCTACAAAAAGTCGCTCATTGTCGAGCTTGATAAAACCAACAAGCAGCGCGTCAACTACCAAGATTCACCACAGTTCGTGAACGGTTTGATTATCGTTGCGGGTAAAATTCAATTTAGGAAGTAAGTCATGGGAACAAAAATTACTAGCCGTGCTGTCCTTAACGCAGGCTCATTGGGTCGCCTTCCCCTTAAAGAAGGCGCTGAATTCGGTATGGGCAACATGAAGCGCGAAACCGTCATAGGTGACGATGGCGTATTGGGTTTCTCTGAACAGTTCTCAGATGCGCCTTTCATCAAGTGCACCATCATTCATGCTCAAGACACCGATGAGAAAGCCATTGCTGATTTTGTGGGTGAAGACATCACCCTAGAAACAAACACAAGCCGTGCATACACCTTGAAAGGCGCATGGACAGTCGACCCACTTACCGTAGCGGTAAAAGATGGTCAGCTTGAAGTGGTCTTCAACGGTGACGAACTCATCCCGCAGTAAGGAGAAATACCATGATATCCATACTGATGAAACGAGAGGCTATGAAGGAAAAGCCATTAACGGTTGAAACCTTTGAAGCGACCGACAGTGTCGACCTTCTCAACGATGTTGGCGCGATTAGCGAATCAGCATTAAGTCAATCCGTTCGCACTGCTTTTGCTGATAAGCCTTGGGAAGAAACACAGAACGTGTTTAAGCAAGACCAAAGCCGCTTGCGTACCTTGTCTGGCTCGAAAGAGAAAGACCCGTACAAACAAGAACTCATTAACAAGTACCGCCCACTGGTTGAAAAGCTGCTTGAAACCCACAAAGGCGACTACGGCAACCTCGATGTGATGTGGTGCTTTTATATGTGGCACTTCGACCTTGGCAAGTTTGAAGAGATCCACGATGACTTTCGAGCGGCCATTGATGGCGGGTTAGAAACGCCGGCTAATTTCAAAGTGAACGGTCAAACGGGCTTCTGTGATTATGTGTTTAAGTACACGCACAAAGCGCACACTGAAAAGAAAGAGTACAAGCGCGAATACCTGCTTAAAGCCGTAAATGATTTACTGGCGGGTGAGATTGCTACCAACGCCCCACTCAAAGTGAAGATGTTCCGCCTAGTCGGTAATTGGTACTTCGACGCTGGCGAGAAAGAAAAGGCGCACAACCTATTTGAGTTAGTGATGAAACTAGACCCACAAGGCGGCGTGAAGAAGAAACTAGAAGCATTACAGAAGGAGCTTGGTTATGACAGCCCAAACTAAAAAAGTACAACTGGCCGTAGCGATTGAACGTGATGGCGCAGAGATAAAAGAGATTGAGCTGCGTAAGCCCAACTCCGGTAATTTACGCGGCCTTAGTTTGGTTGATGTCTGTGAAATGAAATTTGAAGCCGGTGAAGTCTTACTGCCACGCATTTCAAATCTAAATGAACGTGACGTCTTAAATATGCCTGTTGAGAACTGGGCGCCACTACTGACGACCATCGCCTCTTTTTTCGTCAATACGGAACTGTAGTTGAGCACGTAGAAGACTATTACGCAGACATAGCCTCTGTATTTCATTGGCCACCAAGCGAAATAGACAAACTCAGCTACAACGACCTCTTGTTGTTCCGAGAGAAAGCCCGGCAAAGAACCGAAACTGAAGAGAGCGAATAAGCTCTCTTTTTTTATATCCGCAAAAGGCAAACGCTATGAAGATGAATTTATCGATTGTTATGGGGATGGTAGATAAAGTATCAGCCAAAGCCAAAAGCATGTCGAAAGAGACAAACCGCTACACGAAGGCCATCCAAAAATCACAAAAAGCTCAAGCTGATGATTCAGCAGCTATGGGAATGATTAACAGCTACAACAACATTAAAAAAATTAAGCAACAAAACAAACTCACCTTACAAGCTGAACAAGAGCAACTGGAAAAGCTGACTAAAAAATCCAAAGCGCTTCAAGCCCCAAGTGCCAAGTTAACCGCTCAAATTGCCAAGCAACAAGCGAAAGTCAGCAAATTAACCACAGAGCAAACTGGATACCAAAAGAACCTATCAGAGCTGCGTAAGAACCTGACTAAAACAGGCGTAAAGGTCTATAAGCTCGATAGTGAATATGATCGGTTGAGCCAAAGCTATAAGAAACATGGCAAAGAAATCACCGCTGTAGAAAAAAAGTATGCTAAGTGGCAGAAAAGGCTCAGCGGTGTTCAAAAGCTCGGTGGGGCAATCAAAATGCCTCAAATTGGCAAGGCCGCGCTTGGTAAAGGAGCGGCATTACTCGGTGGCTTCAGCCTTGCTGGGTTAGTCAGTGAAGTGAACAGCGCTGCAGGTGAAATGGATGCCCTAGCAAAAAAATCAGCCACACTGAAAATGTCTATCAGTGAGCTGCAAGCCATGCGCAAACAAGCTTCACATACAGGTGTAGAAGAAGACACGATGTCATCGGCTATGACTCGATTCACTAAGCGGCTAGGTGTTTTACAAACTACAGGTAGCGGAGCGCTTGGCTCATACCTTAAGAAAAGTGGTAATTCTGCCTTCAAAGATCTAGAAGGAGCTGCAAATACTCAAGAAGCGTATGAGACATTACTGCAGTCATTCTCCAAACTAAAAACCGCTCAAGAACAAATGGCCTTTGCTGATGCTGCGTTTGGGCAAGATGGCCGTCAAATGCTTCTCTTGCTAAGAGAAGGTACTGAAGGGTTGGCGAAATCACGCAAAGAGTTAGCCGAACTAGGAGGCGGAGCTAGCGCCGAAGATGCAGCAAAAGCCGAAAACTATAATGATGCAATGCAACGCATTCAAGAAAGCTATAAATCAATTAAGTTTGCAGCGCTTGCTCCAATCATGGAAAAAGTCACCAATGCCTTCGATAAATTCACAGAGAAATTCAAGAACGCTAAATTTCGTGATGAAACTATCGAGCAAATCACTCAAGCAGTGAAAGGCTTATACAATGGCTTGGAGTTCCTGGGGCGAATGTTGGTCTTCACTGCTAAATACTTTAAAGAAATGATCGCGGTTCTTGCCATTGTCAAAGCTGCGATGATTGCCGTGAATGCAATTATTTTAGGTAACCCTATTGGGTTATTGATAGCAGGCTTCATGGCCGCTGGGGCCGCAATTCTTTATTTAGTCGACCACTTCTATGGCTTAGATAATGTGATGAAAGCGATCGGCAATGGCATTCGCTATTTATGGGGAGAGTTTAAGAAGCTCATAAATAAACTGCCAGATTCACTTATTCCCGATGGTTGGAAAATCGATACCGAAGAGGCAGGCCAGTCGGTTGATAGCCTCGCCAACAAAATGAATAAGATTAAAGATAAAAAAGCAAAACTGGGGGTGACCACAGAGCAAACCGATCGTAAGAGAACCGAGGTCACGACACATTCGTACCTGACAGGTGATTTTTCTCAGCCGGAGGTAGCCAATTCAGATCACCTGCTTAATCAATCCTTTGATAGCCTTGCCAACAAAATGGACAAGATTAAAGATAAAAATGCAAAGTTGGGGATCACAACTGAACCAAACGACAGGAAGAGAACAGACCATACGACACCTTCATACCAAGCGGGTGAATTACCTCTTCAGTCATACCAGCCGCTCAAACCTCAGTCCATTAACAACAAGTCTGAAGTGTCACTCACCATAAAGTCTCAAGCGCCAGTCGCTATAGATAAAGCGAAGAGTGATAAGGGGATAGATTTGAACTTAGACGTGGGGAATATGGCGACAAGCTTTTAA